ACGAAAGACAACCAATTTAAATAATATTACTATGGAAAACACAACACCCTTTGCAGATGCTATTAGTGGAGATATAACAACTAATAAAGAATTAACACAAATTGATATATTACGCAAGTCTAACCATGAGTTAAAACTTGAGGTAATAGAACTAAAACAAGATCTAGAAAGACATTCTAGAGCATTAGAGTCAATCCACAATATACTTATAGCTAAAGATGAAATATAAAGACTATCCTAATAAGATAGCTTTGTGTAAATATATACTGTCTGAACTTGATAGAACAATAGAATCTATGGGTCCAGACGGTATGTATTCTTCATTAGATATGTTTAGGTATAAGGCACGTAAAGCAGACTTAGTAAAGAAAAGAAAAGAAATAAATAAAAAACTAAATACATATGTTAAAAAAGATATTTAAACTATTTATACAAGGACTAAATCAAAATGAATTATTAATCAAAAACATGAATGCGTATGGCAAAAAAACGAAAGCTGAACAGCAAGAATCCCAAGTATCGGCCAAAGGGAATAAAAGAAGGGCCAAAAGAAATAAAAAGAATATTAATGTGTGAACCCAAAGGACTAAAAGTCTATGGGGTTTGGTACGAAAATAAATAATTATGGATGGATTAACAGAACTCCTTGGATGTGGGTTCTTTTTTATTTTAGGCTGGCTTATAGGTGTAGAAAGAAAGAATGTACTTATAAAAGAACTAACCTTCTGGCAAGCTTATGCAAGAGAAAGAGACTTAGAGTGGGAAAAGTATGTAGAAAATCAAGAAAAATTTAAAGAAGAATAATATGGAATTACCAAAAACAAAGGTTAAGGCGAGCCGTAAATCGCCTAAGAATATGATAATATATGGTCCACCAAAGATAGGCAAGACTACAGTATTATCACAACTAGATGATTGTCTAATTATTGACTTAGAGGATGGCTCTGATATGGTTGACGCCTTGAAGGTAAAGGTTAACAGCCTGCAAGAGCTTGCCGAAGTTGGTAGAGAAATATTTAAACAAGGTAAGCCTTATAAATATATTGCTATCGACACTATATCTAAGCTAGAAGAATGGTGTGAAGAAGAGGGTAAGAAAATTTATATGAAGACGCCTATGGGTAAAAACTTTGAAACAAAAAACCCAGGAATGTCGATTTTATCATTGCCAAATGGCGCAGGTTATTTATATTTGCGGATGGCATATAAAAAGTGGATTGATAAACTAAATCTACTTGCCGATAGAGTCATTCTAGTAGGTCACCTAAAAGATAAGATGCTTGAGAAGAAGGGCAAAGAGGTTGCAGTTAAGGACCTTGATCTTACAGGTAAAATAAAACAAATTACATGCGCTAACGCAGATGCTGTTGGTTATGTTTACAGGGAGGGAGAAGATACTATGGTGTCATTTAACTCTCTTGATGATGTGACTGCAGGTTCACGTTGTGCACACCTAAAGGGCAAGACCATGCCTATGAACTGGTCAGATATATATATCGATTAATCAATTAAAACACAAAAAAATGATTGAAATGAGAAAACAAGTTGAACCGGGGAACACAACCCCACCAGAGATTTCCGTAATGCAGATCGATCAAGATCTTAAAGACGGTATTACTAAAGCAGAAATGGCTGTTAAGTACAACATTAAACCATGGGAAGTGGATGAGATGTTTAAGCATTCGTTTCTTAAAGGTAGAAGACCTAGCAGAAAAAAGGCTTTGTCTTTTAAATTTGTAGATGACTCTCCTATAGCTAATACTCCTGTAACGCAAGAAGCAGAAGTAGATCCTAGACAAGTAACTCTAGAGCAAGCTATTGACGAAGCTATAGAAACAGTAGAGGATGTTAAGCAAGAAATGCAAGAAACAGAGAAAGCTATTGTTGACATGCTAAGTCCTACACAGTTTGAGACACCGCAGGAAACTCTGCAAAATGCTAACAATGAAGAAGAACTAGAAATGGACGATGATACGTTCGAGTTATAAACCAATAAAATAAATAAAATTATGGCAATACAAAGTAATGCAAGCAATCAAGAAGTTGTAGGTGGTATTAAAACCTACTCAGGTCTAACAAATGTAAGAGTCACAGCAGTAAATCCTACTATGGCTGAGCTACATGCGATGGACATAAATGTAAAATCAGAACCAAACTATGCGGTATCTATGCCTGATGGTGAGTACAACAAAGTTGTTTTCTGGCTAGCTAATCAAGATGGTAACTTTAAACTAGAGATATTGATGAAGCCAGAGCATAGAGTATCACAAAATGGTAAGCACCAATGGATAAACAATATAGGTCAGTCTACATGGTCTAATGATGCCCCTTCTTATGAGTGGTGGAAGCCAACAGGTGCTAGAAAAGCTTATACAGGCGAGGAAACTCTTATAAATTTTGTAAAAGTATGGGCTAACGTTAGGCCTGGTGATGAGGTGGCTTTTGACACTATGAGTGCAATTGCAAACGGTGACCTTGCAGAGGTAAAAGCTCTTGTAAAAGCTCTAGCTAACAATGAGGTTAGAGTTCTTATAGGTGTAAAAGACGATAAGTATCAGAATGTATATACTAAATACTTTGGTAGAGTAAAACCACAAAGAGATGATTTATTTGTTAAAGCATTGAATGATGACTATGGTTCATTTAATGCAGACTTTAACCAAGATCTTAAGTGGGGTGAGCATAAACCAACTGTTGATTTAATTACACCGGATGCACCTTCTGAAGATGAAGACTGGGTTGCTGAGCCTGCAACTCAAGATAATCCATTCTAATGTCTATCGCTAGCAGAAGCAGCGGAGATCACTTACATACAGATGTCATACTTAGTAAAATTACTGAGTATGACATTTTTGTGTACTATGTACCCAGTTTTAAAAAGCTAGGTAAAAAGTTTAGGAGTGAGCTACGTGAAGACAATTCACCTACTGTTTCTATTATAGCATATAATGGTAAATTATTATATAAAGACTTTGGTAATCCTGATCACACCTTCGATTGTTTTAATTATGTTAAGCATAAATATGGCTGTTCTTTTATGGATGCTTTACGAATAATTGATTGTGACTTTGGTCTAAAGCTTGGTTCTAAGAAAGAGATTATTAGTTTTACTATGGGATATATGGGCTACAGGAATAGAAATAGTCCTAAATATACTAAACAAGATGTAATTATAAGAAAGAGGAGGCGACCTTGGAATGCTAAGGATGCGACTTTTTGGAGTAAATATTTGGTTAGTAAAAAAATATTATCTATGTTTGCTGTAGAACCTATAAGTCACTATTGGATAAACAATAACAGATTTACTTGTAAATCAATAACTTATGCTTTTAAATTTAAAAACCGATATAAAATCTATTCTCCTTACGAAGTGAAAAATAAGTGGTTAAGTAACACAAAAAAGACAGATGTTCAAGGTTACAATCAACTCCCGGACAAAGGTGAGCGACTTTTTATTACTTCTTCTCTTAAAGATGTTATGTGTCTATATGCTGCAGGTTATCATGCTATAGCTTTGCAGAGTGAGATGCAAGTGCCTGATGAGAAATTAATAAGTGAGCTAAAAAAACGATTTAATACAATAGAAATTTTATATGACAATGATTTTAATAAAGAAGATAATCCAGGCCAGATAATGGCTAAGAAAATTTGTGGTTTATATGGTTTTAATAACGTCTGCCTTCCTAAGACATTTGAGTCTAAAGATCCATCTGACTTGGTATCTAAGGAACGCAGTTTTAACGAACTTAAAATTATATTAAATGACACGAGATGAAATTATTGAAAAGTTTAGAACACGGAAAGGATTTTTAAAGAAAGGAGCACAATGGTTAGCTGACAAATGGGGTGTTGACATAGCTATTATTAGAGATTGTAAAAAACTTGTAACCTCTGAAGAGTGGGTACAAGAGCGCATGAATAATGATAACGGTCATCAACTTAGTAATAGTCAGGCCTTTCAAAAACATTTGCTAGATAACGGATTAACAATGGCTGATATAAAGTCAGTTAAATTTTGGCAAAACTTTAATGGTGAACAAAGATATAGTATAGTAACACATAATCAATGGCATGAACAGCCCGAGGTTAAGAAACAGTTGCTAGACTATATTAAGAAACGTTCACACAAAGTTCCAAAGCTTAAATATAAAAAACCAAAAGATCCTATTTGTTACGAAATATCTCTCCCTGATATACATTATGGTAAGATAACTGATGAAGGTCCAGAAGCATTAGAAAGACATTATCTAAAAGCTATTCAAGATTTACATATGAAAGCTAGTGGTTTAGAAATCGAGAGGTTTCTTTTACCTGTAGGTAATGACGGACTTAACTCTGAGGGTATGAGTAGAGCTACAACTAAAGGTACACCTCAGCAAGACAGCATGCGTTGGCGTCAGTCTTTTAGAGGTTATTGGCATTTAGTTACAAAAGCAATTGATTATTTAGCACAGTTTGCACCAGTAGATGTAGTGGTTGTGCAAGGTAATCATGACTTTGAGCGTATGTTTTATGTTGGTGAAGTATTAGATGCTTTATATCATAATAATAAAAATGTGTCTGTAGATAATACTCTAGAGTCACGTAAATACTATGAGTATGGTACTAATATGATTATGTTTACACATGGTGATAAAGAAAGAGCTGCAGAGCTTCCTCTATTGATTGCCACTGAGCAACCTGATATGTGGAGTAGGTGTAAGGTTAGAGAAGTACACTGTGGACATAAACATAAAGAAATGCTTAATGAGTATATGGGTACAAAAGTTAGATTTATTCCTAGTATATGTGCTAATGACACTTGGCATAAAACACAAGGCTATGTAGGCACACTGCGATGTGGACAGGCATATATATGGAATAAAAATAGAGGTCTAGAGGGGTATTTACAAACAAACATTATGAGCTATGAGGAAGAAAAGGTACGTTAGAAGAAAGGGTAGGAGTAAAGTAAAGAATGCTAAAAAAAGTACTTATGATGGTAAAGAGTTTAAATCTAATTTAGAACTGTATTGTTATAAGAAACTAGAAGAATGTGAGATTTTAGTAGAGTATGAAGAAAATACTTATACAATATTTCCTGCTACCGTATATCCTCAAGCTTGTTATGAAGGTACAACTAAGAAACTATATAACAAAGGTAGTAAGATTAGACCTATTACATACACACCTGACTTTGTAGATCCAGATGGTAAGTTTATTATAGAAACAAAAGGCTATGCAAATGAATCTTTTCCACTACGTTGGAAACTATTTAAGAAACATCTAAAAGACAATAACCATCGATATGTTTTATTTATGCCTAGAAATAAAAAACAGGTCGATGAGATTGTAGAAATTATAAAACAATTATAAGATAGAAAGGAGGTTAAATAATCAGAACAAATTAATAATGGCGGTTATACTTTGGGGAAGATTATAGTTACATATTGATAAAAAACAATAAAAATTAATTATTAACAAAAAAATTGATTTACAACTAATGGATTGTAACACCTCCTTCTTTCTATCTATTTAAAAATCAATTAAACTTTAAATTATGAATTATGATCAATGGAAACTGAGTAACCCAGTAGATGATGGTTACGGATATGACATGGTAAGCAATTGCTGTGGTGCTAGAGTGTGTGATGAAACAGATGTATGTTTTAGATGTAAAGAACACTGTGAACCGATAGAAGACTATGAGTACGAAGCTATACAACTAGAAAACTACAAAGAGATGATGGCGGACGCAGAAAGAGATGAAAGATGATAGATAAAGTTATTAGAAAGTCTATGATTATTAGACCTTCAGGTAGATCTACAGATTTTATAACTCCTAGCTTTGGTTATGGCTGTTTATATGATTGCTCGTATTGTTACATGAAAAGACATAGAGATAAAGGTCTTACTGTAGCAACTAATACAGAAGATATATTAACAGCTATAAATAACCATGCTTTTTTTACACCTGTGGATAAACCTAATCAAACACACAAAGAATATACAACGTATGATATAAGCTGTAACGAAGACTTTGCTTTGCATGCAAAACATCATGAGTGGGAAAAGATATTTACATTTTTTAGAGACCATCCTATTGCTATGGGTAGTTTTGCTACTAAATATGTAAACAATAAATTATTATCTTTTGACCCTCAGGGTAAGATGCGGATAAGATTTAGTCTTATGCCACAACACAAGTCTGACTTACATGAGCCTCATACATCTAAGATTATAGATAGGATAAAAGCTATAGATACATTTATAGATGCTGGTTATGATGTACATGTCAACTACAGTCCTATTATAGTTTATGATGGATGGATTGAAGACTATAGAGATTTATTTGTAATGATGAATAACTATGTCAAAAACAAAGATAAAGTCTTAGCAGAGTGTATCTTTCTTACACACAATTTTAAGAAACACACTGTAAACTTACAAAAACATCCTAGAACAGAGATAGATCTGTGGGTTGCTAATAGACAGGAGTCTAAGACGTCACAGTATGGTGGTGATAATGTAAGGTACAAAAGACATATGAAGCGTGAGTATATAAAACAATTTAAAATAATACATAACAAATATATACCTTGGAATACAATTAGGTATATATTCTAAATCAATTAAACATGCGAACAGTACAAGATCAACTCTCGAGAATATCTAAGACATTGATATTTTCAGAGCCTTTCTACGGTATCTTTCTTATTGGAATGCAAAAAGAATTCAATAAGAGTATAGCTACCGCAGGTGTAGGAAAACACGGTATAGGAATGCGGCTTGTTGTAAATCCGGATTTCTTTGGAGAACTTAGTGAGGCACATCAACAAGGCCTGCTAAAACACGAGCTATTGCATATAGCTTTTGGTCATCTTATAATGGCAGATAGATACCCTAATAAAAAACTATTTAACATAGCAGCAGATATAGAAATCAACCAATATATTGATGATAATATGTTGCCAGCTGGCGGACTAACTTTAGATACTTTTAAGAATGAAATAGTGCTACCAAGGAAAGCAGGTACAGATAAGTATTATAAACTTTTACAAGAAAAGATGAATGAAGATGGTACTAGTTACTGTGAATCTTTACAATCTATTCTAGATCAGATGGACGGAGATAGTCAGTATGATCATAAGTTATGGGATGAGGTTACGGACCTTCCTGAAGCAGAGAAGAAGTTGGTGCAAAAACAATATGAGCATCAGATGAAACAGACTGCAGAAGAAATACAAAAGAAGCACGGTACATTACCAGGGGAGCTAGCAGAGATTATCGAAAGACTATTTAAGGTAGAACCTCCTAAGTTCAATTGGAAACAGTATCTTAAGAGGTTTATTAGCAACGCATCTAAAGTCTATACTAAAAAGCTGCGTAGAAAGTATAACAAAAGATACTCAGCTAATCCTGGCCTTAAGATAAAGCATAGAAATCATGTGCTTGTAGGTGTCGACACTTCAGGATCTGTTAGTAGTGCAGAACTAGTAGAGTTTATGAATGAGTTATATCACATGCATAAAACTGGTAATCAAATTACAGTTGCGCAGTTTGATACAGAGCTTACTAGTGTAGAAGACTTTAATCCTAAGAAAAACTGGAATATAAAAGGTAGAGGTGGTACATGCTTTCAGCCTGTTACAGATCACTACAATGACCCTAAGAATAAATACTCTGCCTTTATCTGTCTTACAGATGGTGAGGCCCCTAATCCAGACAACTGTCCACAGAATGCATTGTGGGTACACAGCAGTAGGTCTAAGATTAACAAAGAGTTAACCGGACTTAAAATACAATTAAATTAATCAATTAAACAACAAAATTATGAACCAAGTAAATTTAAACATTGATGAACTACAAAACTTTGTAGATCACATTATCACAAACAATCGTCACTTACAAGCAAGTGGCAAAAAACCTGTAGCTGTAGAAGTTGTAGGTGAATCAGGTATAGGTAAGACTACTAGTATTATGGATATGACTAAGTCACATGGCCTAGACTTTGTAAAACTAAATCTAGCACAGATAGAAGAGCTAGGTGAC